GCGCTCGAAGCGGCTAAAGCGGCCTAAGAATAACTAGTACCCAGTCTCTTAAGAGAGATGCTTATTAGCAAGCTGAGCGCTATTGCCCTGAGGGATGACACCCCACTGCCCCAACAATTACGGGCAATCGAGCTAGCCGGCAAGATATCATCCGTCGCTCTATTCACAGAGCATAAGACTCTGACAGTCAACACGTCATCAACCGACATCCGCACAAGACTGGTTGATCAACTGCGTAGAGCCATAAGCTCTAGCAGTCGAATAGATTACAGGTCGAAGGCAACCGCTGAAGACTTGCTGGCAGAAATTACCGGCTCGGATATCGATGATGCCTAGCCTATTACTATAGACGCACAGCCTGCAGGACCCGCGGAACAGGCCAATACTGGCTCGGAGAGCGGCGAAAACGATCTAGACGCGACCCCACCGCCCCCCACCCCCGCTTTTTCGACGTTTGATCAGGCCGGGCTCTTGCATAGTATTCCACACAAAGAATCAACTAGTATTCCACACAAAGAATCAACAAATCTTAACGAAGATTTTCAAAATAAAAATAATATCGTTAATAATCAAGATGTTCTATCTGCGGACCCCTCCGCACATAGCCCCCCTTCTGTTTTTCGTGATAATTAGGGGGGGGGTATATTTTGCCAATTTACGAGACGGAAGAGGACTTAAAAAGGGAGAAAGAAACTGCGGAATATTTAGCTGCAAAATGGGGGGTAGTATTTTTTAAAAAAATGGGACATGACAGGATAGACTTTAGGATAACAAAGAATAAAGAGGTTATAGCTTTCTGTGAGATAAAGACTAGGTATAAGAAGTTTGAAGAAATAGAGAGGTGGGGGGGATTTTATTTTAGTTTTGATAAGTGGAAAATAGCTAAATTAAACAATGATGTTTCTGGCTTACCGTTAATTATTGTTTATATTATGGAGGATGGATTGTATTGGGCTAAGTTTGAAAACTTTGCAAAGAGGAAAGTTTTTTACAATGGCAGGACGGATAGAGAAGATGGATTAGAAGATTGTGTATTATTAGATGCGAAGGTTTTTAAAAAAATATGACACCCGCTCAAAAAGAGATTTTTTTAGTTATAGATGAATGGTGGAAAGCGCATGGGTTTGGTCCTAGTATAGATGACGTTATGTATATAACGGGGGAAAAGGGACGAGGCAATGTAGCTAGGAAGATGAAGCATTTGGTTAAATTGGGTATATGTAAAGGAATGGCTGGTAAGGCTAGGAGTATTAGGCCTTCATATTTAAAGCTAAGAAATATAGAATGAACCTAGAAGATATTATTAATCTGTTACCTGAGAACGAACAGGAACCTTTAAGACCTTTACTAGCCGCAATAGCTGAAGCGGAGTTAAGGGAGGAAGGCCAAAAAGACTTTATGTCTTTTGTGAATACTATGTGGCCAGCCTTTATACATGGGAAACACCATGCATTGATGGCTAAAAAGTTTGAAGAGATAGCAGAAGGTAAGACTAAAAGACTTATTATTAATATGCCTCCTAGACATACTAAGTCTGAGTTTGCCTCTTATCTTTTACCGGCGTGGTATTTAGGTAAGTATCCGCAGAAGAAAATTATTCAATGTTCTAACACGGCTGAACTGGCGGTTGGGTTTGGACGTAAAGTTAGGAACTTAGTAGGGTCAGAAACTTATGCGAAAGTATTTCCTAATGTGGCTCTTAGATCGGACAGTAAAGCTGCTGGCCGTTGGTCTACTAATGCTAATGGTGAGTATTTTGCTATTGGTGTTGGCGGTACTGTAACTGGTAAAGGTGCGGACTTACTTATAATTGATGACCCTCATTCAGAACAAGAAGCCGCTTTAGCAGCCGGTGACCCCTCAGTCTTTGACAAGGTATATGAGTGGTATACGTCAGGACCTAGACAACGTCTACAGCCCGGTGGCTCTATTGTTATAGTAATGACTCGTTGGTCCAAAAGGGACTTAACGGGTAAAGTCTGTCAAGCAATGATAGACAGAGAAGGTGACGAATGGGAGATTATTCAGTTACCCGCTATTAAAAAAAATGAAACACCTTTATGGCCGGAGTTTTGGTCTTATAAAGAACTAGATACTTTACGCATAGAACTTCCTTTATCTAAGTGGCAAGCCCAGTATCAACAAGACCCCACAAGTGAAGAAGGCGCTTTAGTTAAAAGAGAATGGTGGCAGGTGTGGGAAGCAGAAACTCCTCCTCAATGTAACTTTGTTATACAGTCTTGGGATACCGCTTTTACAAAGTCTGAAAGGGCTGACTATTCAGCCTGTACTACTTGGGGAGTCTTTTACAAAGACGAGAACCAAAAAGACCCACATATCATATTGTTAGATGCTATGAAAGAAAGGATGGAGTTTCCTACTTTAAAAGAACGGGCTTATGAGATGTATAGGCGATGGAAGCCCGAGGCTTTTATTATTGAAGCTAAAGCGTCAGGTTCTCCACTTATATTTGAATTAAGAAAAATGGGCATTCCGGTGCAAGAATTTACTCCCACTAGGGGTAATGATAAGATCTCACGGGTTAATTCAATATCAGATCTTTTTGCTTCAGGAAAGGTATGGGCACCTAGAAAACGATGGGCCGAAGAAGTTGTAGAAGAGTTGGCTGCGTTTCCAAACTCAGACCACGATGACTTAGTAGACTCGACTACTCAAGCTTTATTAAGATTTAGACGCGGCGGGTTTATTAGTTTGCCAACAGATGAGCCGGACGAACCTAGAGAATTTAAACGTAAACGTGCGTACTACTAAGGAATATTATGTCAATAGATAAAGCAATGTATCAAGCCCCACAAGGTCTTCCTGAATTACAAACAATGGAAATTGAGATTGAAGACCCTGAATCTGTAAAAATTCATGCAGGGGACATTGATATAGAAATTGAAAAAGAAGAAAAAGATTTTGATGAAAACTTAGCCGAAGATATGAGTGAAGGGCAACTCATGATGCTATCTGGCGAGTTGTTGGGTGAGTTTCAATCTGACGTAGATAGTCGTAGAGATTGGATACAGACTTACGTTGACGGACTTGAATTACTTGGACTTAAGATTGAAGAAAGGTCCCAACCGTGGGAAGGTGCATGCGGTGTTTATCATCCCGTTCTGGCTGAAGCTGTTATTAAGTTTCAATCAGAAACTATTATGGAGACTTTCCCTGCGGCTGGTCCTGTAAGGGGGGAAATAGTAGGCAAAGAAACTCCTGAAAAAAAAGATGCCATGAGTCGTGTAGTTGATGACATGAACCATGAACTTGTTGATGTCATGACAGAATTTAGACCAGAACATGAAAGAATGTTATGGGGAGTAGGATTATCGGGAAATGGTTTTAAAAAGGTTTACGTAGATCCGGGTTTAGATAGACAAATCTCTATGTATGTTCCGGCCGATGATTTAGTTGTACCTTATGGCGCTTCTAGTCTTGAACAAGCAGACCGTATTACTCATGTAATGCGAAAGACTGAAAACGAATTAATTAGATTGCAAGTAGATGGATTTTATAGAAATGTAGATTTAGGTACACCTAATAATACGTTTGATGAAATAGAAAGAAAAATCGCAGAGAAGCTAGGCTTTAGAGCGACTACTGATGATCGATATAAAATATTGGAGATGCATGTTAATCTTGATCTTGAAGGATATGAGCATACTGATAAGACTGGCGAGCCTACGGGCTTGGCATTGCCTTACGTTGTTACCATTGAAAAGTCTTCAGCAACAATTTTATCCATTAGAAGAAACTGGGACCCTGATGATAAAACAAATCAAAAACGCCAGCATTTCGTTCATTATGGATACATACCGGGGTTTGGTTTTTATAATTTTGGGCTTATTCATCTTATCGGTGCTTTTGCTAAGTCTGGCACTTCTATTCTTCGGCAGCTTGTTGATGCGGGTTCTCTCTCTAATCTTCCGGGCGGTTTTAAAACTCGTGGGTTAAGAGTTAAAGGTGATGACACTCCTATAGCTCCGGGTGAGTTTAGAGATGTAGATGTTCCTAGTGGCTCAATGAAAGATAATATTATGGCATTGCCATATAAAGAGCCCAGCCAAACATTAATGACATTGTTAAATCAAATAGTTGAAGAAGGGCGTAGGTTTGCTTCTTCAGGTGATTTAAAAGCATCTGACATGTCTAGTCAAAGTCCTGTTGGAACAACTTTAGCTATCTTAGAAAGAACTCTTAAGGTTATGAGCGCTATACAAGCGCGTATTCATTACTCTATGAAGCAAGAGTTTAAGTTGTTAAAGAAAATTATTGCTGATTATGCACCTGCGGAATATAGTTATGAGCCTGATGTAGGAGGACGCAAAGCTAGAAAATCTGACTATGAAATGGTCAACATTATTCCTGTGTCTGATCCTAACGCAGCAACAATGAGTCAAAAAGTAGTTCAGTATCAAGCCGTTTTACAATTATCCCAAACGGCACCGCAGTTATATAACTTACCTTTTCTTCATCGGCAGATGTTAGAAGTTTTAGGCATTAAAAATGCGGAAAAATTAGTACCAATGGATGAAGATATGAAACCTATAGACCCGGTTTCAGAAAACTTAAATGCGTTAAAGAACAAACCATTGAAAGCTTTTATGTATCAGGACCATCAATCCCACATAAAGATTCATATGTTTGCTATGCAAGACCCAAAAATTAAACAAATTATGGGTCAAAATCCACAAGCACCAGCCATTATGGCAGCTATGCAGTCTCATATTACTGAACATGTTGGCATGGAATATAAGAGACAAATAGAACAAATGATGGGCAGGTCTATTCCGTTCTCTGAAGATCCTGATTTTAATTTAAGTCCGCAAGAAGAGATGCAAATCTCGCAAGCTGCAGTGCCAGCCGCACAACAATTACTCAATCAGAACCAAACAATGATGGCTGCGCAGGCTGCACAACAAGCTCAAAACGATCCTATTGTTCAAATGCAGATGAAAGAACTCCAATTAAAATCGCAAGAAGTTGATATTAAATTGAAGAAAATGCAAATTGAAGCTGCGGCTAGGGCTGACCAGTTAGATCTTGAAAAAATGAAAACTACTGGCAATTTTGAATTAGAAAAACAACGTATATCAGCACAAAAAGAAATTGCTGGCATGCAGATTGGAGCAAAAACAAAGTCAGAAAAAGAAACTTTAGCGGCCAAACAAGAGTTAGAAGGAATGAAATTAGGCAATCAAGCAGGCCAAGCTAAAGCTCAGTTGCAACAAATGCAAAGTTTGGAACATGCAAAAGTTTTATCGGCAATGGCACAAGCAAAAATGCAAAATGAAATGCAACACCATCAAATGAATAACCAAAAAAATCAACCTAAAGGTAAAAAATGAAAGAAAAAATACTAGATCATCTACTCAAACAGATAGATGAAAAGGTAATAAGACAGCAAGAATCGTTGGGAACCGGCGTAGCTAGCACCTACGGTGATTACCAAAAGATGTGCGGAGAGATAACAGGTCTACTTTCCGTTCGGTTGTACATAACAGACTTGAAAAAAAATATGGAGAACTTTGATGAGTGAAATACTAATCGGCTCAAACACCGATGAAGTACAAACCAATGAGCAAAAAGCAAAACAACTGCCAAACCCAGTTGGATACCGCATCCTTGTTCAAGCAATAAAAGCATCAGACACTTATGATAGTGGGATAGCAAAGGCCGCACAAAGCCAGCAATTTGAAGAATTATTATCTACTGTATTTTTTGTTCATGAACTCGGACCTGATTGTTACATAGATGAAAAAAAGTTTCCTAAAGGTGCTTGGTGTAAAAAGGGAGACTTTATTTTGGCCCGGCCAAACACCGGAACAAGATTAAAAATTCACGGAACTGAATTCAGGATTATT